GTCTTATTATGGACTAACAATTACTAGAATTAATTATTCTGTTAATTTTCCAACTAGTGGCACTATGGGTGCAGTAGAATTATTTTGGGACGGTGCAACACCAACTACAATTGCTTTCTTAAATGGAAATGGCGAATTAGGTTCAGAAGATTTGGGTTTAGTTGCAATACCAAATAATGCAACAACACCAACAGGTAATATTGGTATTAATACTTATGGTGCAACGGCAAATTGTACATATACAATCATTATGGAAATCCGTAAAGATAATGCATACTATCAACGTGGTCAGTTTAATGATCCTGCAGCGTTTAACTATGGTCCTTATTCACTAAGACCATAATGAAAGAGTTTGTTGCCAAATTAATGTCTAATGAGGCCTTTGATGCAAAGGCCATTTTAGATGAGAAACTAAAAAATCTGGTTAATGAAAAACTTAACCAGATTAAAATGCGTTTGGCAATTGAAATATTTGAACCTATTGGTGTTGAAGTTGATTTTGTTGTAGAAGATATTAATGAAGCTAACGTAACTAAAATGGGACGAACAAAGATGGTTCGCCTAAGAGTACGTGCTGGAAAAATTCAACGCCGTAAAAAGTTATCGGCAGTTAAAGGTTATACTTTTAGGGCTGGCAAGTTAACAAGAATGTCTGCGTCTGAAAGAAGACATAGAAAAGTTGGTGCTAGAAGAGCTAAGATTAAACGCCGTGGTAAGTTAAGACAGGCGTTAAGAAAAAGAAAAATGTCTCTAAGAAAAAGAAAGTCGATGGGCGTAAAATGAAATTAATTAAAGAAATCCACGAAACCGTCAACTACTTGGTAGAAGATGCAGATGGTAAAAAGACACTTCATATTGAAGGTCCTTTTTTAGTTGCTGAAAAGAAAAACAAAAACGGCCGACTATACGAATACAACACAATGAGAAAAGAAGTTTCTCGTTATACAGAAGAATATATTAATAAACACCGTGCTTTTGGTGAATTGGGACATCCCGAAACACCATCCATTAACTTGGACCGTGTATCTCATTTGATTACATCACTTAGAGAAGACGGTACAACGTGGATCGGTAAAGCAAAAATCCTTGATACACCAATGGGAACAATCGCTCGTCAATTAATTGAAGGCGGAGCTCAACTAGGTGTATCATCAAGAGGAATGGGTTCATTGAAAAATGTTAACGGAGTTAACGTTGTTCAGAACGATTTTTATCTAGCCACAGCGGCAGATATTGTAGCAGACCCTTCTGCGCCTGGAGCTTTTGTTCAAGGCATTATGGAAGGAAAAGAGTGGATGTTAGTTGAAGGTATATGGACAGAAGTTGACCAAGAGATTGCCATTCGTCAAGTACGAAAAGCTTCTCAAAAGGATATTGAAAAAGTCAGTCTTAACATATTCGAAAACTTCATCAAAAAACTTTAATTATAAATATCCAAATATAAATCAAGGAGATTTTCAAAATGACAAAATTCAATCTGTCTGAAGCCGCTAAAGCAATTTTAGAAGGTTCTAAAGAGACTTTTGATGCTAACATTGCATCTAAAAAAGGTATGCGTGGCCAAGCAGGCAATAAGCCAGAAGTTGGTGAAGACAAACTACCTACATCTACTGTTGCTGGTCAACAAGATGTAGGTGAAATTGGTCAATCACCAGAAGAAATGGATGATGATTTGCCTGATTACACAAAAGGTACACCATCAGCAACACCTCCAGGTGCAACACCACCTGTTGGCGCACAACCAGGTTCTAAACTTACTGGTCAACCACAAGAAACAATGGGTCGTTCAGACATTGCACACCCAGTACAATCAGCTGCAACAGACTACTCTGCAATTCGTGACCGTATCATGGGTAAAATGGCCCCACAAATGATGCACGCTAATCCAGGTGCTACATTCCAATCTTACGGTGAAGAAACTGAATATGATGGTGAACTATTAGACGAATTGTCAAAAGACTCTTTAAATACTTATCTACACAAAGGTGTATCTAAGTTTAAACAAAATGCAGCTAAAATGAGTTCAACAGAAAAACAAAAGAAAGTAGCTCATCTACAAAAAGCTCATAGCAAATTAAAAGCAAAAGGTGGAAAATTTGAAGAATTTGAATTAGATGAATACCTTGAAATGTTTGCTGAAGAAAAGGACGATGAAAAAATGGAAAAGAAAAAAATGATGCATGACAAAATGAAACATAAAATGAAAGAAGATGTTGATGCGTTGTTAGACGGTGAAAACCTTTCTGAAGAATTCAAAGTTAAAGCTGCTACAATTTTTGAAGCTGCCGTTCTTTCTAGAGCAGAAGAAGTTATCGCTGAAGCCGAAAACGAATTAATGGAAGAATTTGAATTAGTTGTTGAAGGTCTTAAAGAAGACATGGCAAGTAAAGTTGATGACTACCTAAATTACATGGTAGAAGAATGGATGAAAGAAAACGAAATCGCTATTGAAAAAGGTCTACGTGCTGAAATCGTAGAAGACTTTATTGGTGGTTTACGTGACCTATTCGTTGAACATTACATTGACATTCCAGAAGACAAAGTTAATGTTGTTGAAGAACTAACAGATAAAGTTCAAGAATTAGAAGATGCACTAAACGAACAAATTAATCGTGGTGTTATTCTTGCTAAAGAAATTAATGAACACAGAAAATTAGAGGCTATCTACACAGCGTGCGAAGGCCTAACACAAACTCAAGTAGAAAAAATGAAATCACTCGCAGAGAATGTAGATTTTACTACTGAGTCAGAATTTAATTCCAAACTAAACGTTTTGAAAGAATCTTATTTCAAATCAGAAGTTGTAGTTGGAACAAGTTCGACTCTAAATGAGGGTGTTGAAGTTGAAGAAGAAAAGAAATCTTCTAAAGCTTCATCAGATCCAACAATGGATCAATATGTCAAGTCAATCTCACAAACGTTGGTAAAATAATTTTATAAATAAACTTACCACTTAAAATAATAACAAGGAGTTATTCAGATGTTTTTAACAGAAGAGCTAAAAGCTAAATGGGAACCAGTTTTGGATCACCCAGAATTAGCTAAAATTTCCGACCCATACAAACGTGCCGTTACAGCACTTGTTTTGGAAAATCAACAACAAGCAATGACTAAAGACCGTCAAGCATTGAACGAATCAGACGGTGGTCCAACCAACGTTACTGGTGGTGTTCAAAACTTTGACCCAATCTTAATCAGTTTGGTTCGCCGTGCATTGCCTAACCTAATTGCGTATGATGTTGCTGGTGTTCAACCAATGACAGGACCAACAGGTTTGATCTTTGCAATGCGTGCTAAGTACAACAGCATGGGTACTCCAGGTGTTGGCGATAGCAACGAAGCATTCTTCAACGAAGCAAACACAGTATTTACTGGTGCAAATTCTTCTGCAAACCCATACGGTTTCCAAGGAACAACATCATCTGATACAAATACAAACTTCCAAAACCCAACAAGCAAAACAACTACAACTGGTATTGGTCTACCTACAGCAGTTGCTGAATACTTGGGTTCAGACGGTAACACAGCATTCCAACAAATGGCATTCTCTATTGAGAAAGTTACTGTTACTGCTCAATCCCGTGCGTTGAAAGCTGAGTACTCACTAGAACTTGCACAAGACTTGAAAGCAATCCATGGATTGGATGCTGAAACAGAATTGTCAAACATTCTATCTACTGAGATTCTTGCTGAAATTAACCGTGAAGTTATCCGTACGATCTATACATCTGCTGTTGCAGGTGCTCAATATGGTACAACAACTCCTGGTTACTTCGACTTGGATACTGACTCAAACGGTCGTTGGTCTGTTGAACGTTTCAAAGGTTTGATTTTCCAAATTGAACGTGATGCTAACGTTATTGCAAAACAAACTCGTAGAGGTAAAGGTAACGTGATGATTGTATCATCTGACGTTGCATCCGCTATGGCTATGTCAGGTGTATTGACTTACACTCCATCATTGCAAGCTGACCTACAAGTTGACGATACAGGCAATACATTTGCTGGTTTGTTACATGGTCGTATCAAGGTTTATATTGACCCATATTTTGGTGGATATACATCTAACCAAGAATTGGTAACTGTTGGTTATAAGGGTTCTTCTCCTTATGACGCTGGTATTTTCTACTGCCCATACGTTCCATTACAAATGGTTCGTGCAGTTGACCAAAATACATTCCAACCAAAAATTGGATTCAAGACACGTTACGGCATGGTTGCAAACCCATTTGCACAAGGTTTAACAGTTGGTTCAGGCGCATTGAATGAGCGTACTAACGTTTACTACCGTGTATTCGGCGTTAAAAACTTGATGTAATCACCACTAAGAGTGATCTTAAAAGGGACCTTTGGGTCCCTTTTTTTGTGTCAAAATTATTTACATTAGTGTTATTCCTAAATATTATGGTAGGATAACCTACACCATTTATTTAAAAGGAGTTCTCATGTCACATATTGTAACCGTAACGTTAAGCACAGCTCAAGCTTCATTTGCAGCTGGCACAGTATCCGCAGGTATTCAAGTTACTTTGGTTTCTTCTACTGAAGGTTCAACACCAGTTGTACAAACATTAGCTGCAGCACCGTACATTGCAACGTTTGAAAATATCGAAGCTGGCGACTATAATATTCATGCCGTAGCAATTGGTGCTGATGGTAAAGAAATTGGTGATGCAATTACAGGAACTGCAACAGTTTCTCCTGACAATGTAAGTATTGATGTTCCATCTTCTATGATTGTTTCTGTGCAATAACAAACAATTAAGTTGTGCTTAATGGTTCGTATAAACCGCCTCTAGAGGCGGTTTTTTATTGGTCATAAATAGTAATATGACTTCATTAACAATAAGAAACCTTTTGATTGATTTAAAGAAACCTTTTCCCGCAAGATGGAATGGAGGTAATGCTTTTCGCTCAGCAATTTTTAATGCTTTTTCAATGAGTTTTCCAGTAGGAGAACAATACTACATGTATGCGGTAAGAAAAGGATTAAGAATTTTACCCGAACATAAACAATTTAAATATTTTGATGTTGTTAAAAATTTTGTTGGCCAAGAAGCGGCACACTCCAAAATACATAAAGCATTTAATGATAATCTAAAAAATTTAGGTTACAAAAACCTACATGAAGAAAATGCTTCTAAACGATTAAAAAAGTTTAACATTAAAAGTGCCATAGAAGGATTAGCATTTACTGCAGCTAATGAACATATATCAATTATTAATTCAATGTATTTGTTGGAACATCTTGAATTCATTGAAGGTTCGGAAGAAAGATTAAAGTCCATGTGGTTATGGCATTGTGCAGAAGAAATAGAACATCGTTCGGTAGCATTTGATCTGTATAGAGATGCAGGGGGTACCGAAAAAATGCGTGTAGATATGTACAAGAAGGTTACTTATTTTTTCCTAAAAGGTATTATTGAACAAACATTATATAATCTTTGGAAAGATAAACAACTTTTTAAATGGAATACTTGGAAGACAGCTTATATTTCTTTGTTTTCAGAAACAGGTATAGTTACATGTAATTTCAGACGATGGAAAATATACATGTCTCCAAATTTTGATCCTAAAATATTAGATGATTCCAAATCAAAAGAATGGTTTAAAAACAATACAAACAATTACGAATTGGTAAAAAGATGACAGCATTTACAAGAGTACCGCAAAACACCAACTACTTACAACCCACAAAGTTTATATTATCTTTTGATAGGATTGGTTCGGTGCAGTATTTCTGTCAATCAATAAATGTTCCTGGTATCAGTCTTGGCCAATCAGTATACAATACACCTTTAGTAGATATACCAATTGCGGGTAATAAATTAACTTACAATCCTCTTGAAATTGACTTTACAATTGGTGAAGATGTTGAGTCTTGGAATCAGATACAGTTGTGGATGAAATCAATAGCTTCTTCAAAAAGTATTCAAGAGAGAAATTCACTTACAGCTCTACAAACTAATTATAAAAACTCAAAATTAACCAGTTATTCGGATGCCACTTTGATTGTATTAAGTGCATTAAACAATCCGATACTGAATGTTAGATTTATTAATACGTTTCCTACCTCTTTAGGTGACATCCAATTTGATACCAAACAATCAGCAGACGATATTCTTACCGCTACTGCATCTTTTGCTTATGAATATTTTGAATTTGAAAAGGCTTGACAATTAGTTCTTATTGTGTTATGATGTAATTTTGCCACTAAAAATATTATGGAAAAACTTGAAGACATACTAAAAAATTGGGAACGTGATGCAGAGATTGACCAGACAGAACCTGGAAAAGAACTCATTAAGATTCCTTTACTCCACAACAAATACCTTTCTATTCTTACTAAGCATAAGATTGCTGTAAGAAAGTCCAACTTTGACTACCTACGTATGCGTAAAATAAAGTGGGAATACTATAACGGAAAGATGTCACAAGAAGAATTGAAACAATACGGATGGGAACAGTTTCAGTTTACACTTAAATCCGACATCACTACATACTTAGAAGCGGACAATGATTTAATCAAATTATTGGAAAAGAAAGCTTATCACGAAGAAACAGTCTCTGTGGTTGAATCAATTATGAATGAATTGAAACAACGTACATGGCAAATACGTGATTTTATATCATGGGAAAAATTCATTGGTGGACAATAAAGAACATTTATTTTGTGAGAAGGTTAATGAGGTTTACATAAAAGTAAACTGTGAAAGACATGTAGCACAAGAGCTATCTGAGTTCTTTACATTCTTTGTACCAGGTTATACCTTTGTCCCAGCATTCCGAAATAGAATTTGGGATGGCAAAATACGTTTGTTTGATTTAAGATCAAACCATTTATACATTGGTCTTATTCCTTACCTTGAAGAATTTTGTAAATCAAGAGACTATACATATTCACACAATGAGATAGAAGATGAGTTTTCAGTCTATCATGCCAAGAAATTTATAGATGAGTTAGGTCTTCCATTTGAAGTGCGTGACTATCAAGTAGATGCCTTTGTTCATGCAATGCAAAGACGTAGAACTCTGTTATTGTCTCCTACTGCTTCAGGTAAATCTTTAATCATATATCTCCTTGTAAGGCAGTTATTAGATTATCAGAACTTAAAAGGTCTTATTATTGTTCCTACAACATCACTAGTAGAACAATTATATAAAGACTTTAGCGATTATGGTTGGAACACCGCTCATTATACACACAGGATTTACCAAGGCAAGGCCAAAGACACAGATTTGCCATTGACTATATCTACATGGCAATCTCTATACAAGCTACCTAAAGAATACTTTCATCAGTTTGATTATATAATAGGAGATGAAGCACATTTATTCAAAGCGCAATCACTCACCACAATACTTACATCATGTGTCAATGCCAAGTACCGCATTGGCCTTACTGGAACATTGGATGGAACTAAAACACACAAGCTCGTATTAGAAGGTTTGTTTGGTGAAGTAAAAAAAGTTACAACAACAAAAGAGTTGATTGATGCTAAACAAGTCTCGGCTTTTGAAATCAAATGTTTGGTACTTAAACATACTGATGAGAACTGCTTATATTTAAAAGACAAAACGTATCAAGAGGAGATACAATACTTGATAGCTAATGAACAACGTAATAAGTTTATTAAAAATCTTGCAGTTAGTTTAGGTACGAATACCTTGGTTCTTTATCAAATGGTTGAAAAACATGGTGAAATACTGTATAATATGATAAAGGATACAGAGAAGATTGGCGATAGAAAAGTTTTCTTTGTGCATGGTGGAACGGATACTTCTGATAGAGAATTAATCAGAGAAATTATGGAAAAAGAAAATGATGCTATTATTGTTGCTTCTTACGGTACTTTTAGTACAGGTATTAACATTAAAAATTTACACAATATTATCTTTGCGTCCCCTTCTAAGTCCAGAATTAGAGCCTTACAATCAATTGGTCGTGGTCTCAGAAACTCTGAAGGTAAATCCGTTGCTACCTTATACGATATTGCAGACGACCTTATCTATAAAAAACATATGAACTTCACTTTAAAACATTTTGTGGAAAGAGTGAAGATATATAATGAGGAGAAGTTCCCATTTAAAATCTACAAGATAGGACTAAAAAATGGACAATAAAGAAGTTAAAATACTTAGACTACAAAACGGTGAAGACATCATTTGTAATTACCTAAAATTAGAAAATGGTGATATTGAAGTTTCTGAACCAATGTCTTTTATGTTAAAACAACATAACTTATTATTAAATCATTGGTTGCCAATATCAATTATATCAGTTAACAAAGCTATCTTAAAAGAATCAGATATTCTATGCGAAATATTTGTTGATGATGAATTTAAAGAATACTTTGAAAACTCTGCAAAAGAGATTGCAGATTTGTTTGATGCTAAAAAGAGATTGGAAGTGGTTGCTATTGAAGATATCAATAACGAAACTATGCAGGATGTACTTAATGAATTTGAAACCTTTAAGGAACTAGGTCTTCCAATACAATGATGTTTCAAAGGGGGTACATAGTCAACTGTACTCTCTTGTCAAGCAATTGTCAACAATAATTATGGTAAACTATGAGTAAACAAAAACATTACATTAACAATGCCGACTTTCTTCAAGCTCTTATTGAGTACCAAGAAAGAAAAAAGTTAAACAAAAACGAACCTATTCCAAACTACATAGGCGAATGTTGGATGAAAATTGCAGAGGGACTCTCTCACAAACCAAACTTCATCAACTACACATACCGAGATGAGATGATATCAGACGGCATAGAAAACTGTTTAATGTATTTTGATAATTTTAATCCAACCAAATCAAAAAATCCATTTGCATATTTTACCCAAATTATTTACTATGCCTTTCTGAGAAGGATCGGTAAAGAGAAAAAACAATTGTATGTGAAGTACAAGGCTACTCAGCAAATGGGTATATTGGATGAATTTGAGATGATGGAATTTGAAGACGGTACCTCAAAACAATTTGAACTGTATGACAACATTTCGGAATTTATTCAAACATATGAAGATGTTAAGTCTGCCAAAAAGGCTATTAAGAAACCAAAAGGTGTTGAGAAATTTATTGAGGAGTGATTATGAGAATAGGATTTACTTGTTCCTGTTTTGATTTGTTTCATGCGGGACATCTAATGATGTTAAAAGAGGCCAAAACACAATGCGACCATTTGATAATTGGATTACAAACCGATCCAACCATAGACCGACCGGAAAAGAATAAGCCGGTACAATCGGTATTGGAAAGATTCATTCAAGTCCAAGCTTGTAGGTATGTTGATGAAATTATACCATATGCCACAGAAAAAGAGTTGATGGACATATTGACATCCTTCCCTATTGATGTTAGAATCATAGGTGAAGAATACAGGGATAAACAGTTTACTGGTTACCAACTACCAATGGCCGTTTATTTTAATTCAAGGCAACATAGTTTTAGCACCACAGAACTTAGACAAAGAGTCTTACAAGCAAATACCAAAACCACAAAAACATGAGAATAGCGATTATAACTGACCAGCACTTTGGAGCTAGGAATGATTCAACACACTTTTTGGACTACTATGAAAAGTTTTATAATGAGACATTCTTTCCTATTATTGATTCTGAGCGAATTAATACTGTTCTTATTCTTGGCGATACTTTTGATAGGCGCAAATATGTAAACTTCTATTCTCTAAAACGTGCTAGAGAGATGTTCTTTGATAAGTTAGCTGAAAGAAATATTCAGGTTCATATGTTGGCAGGTAATCACGATACTTATTTTAAGAATACAAACGATGTAAATTCGGTAGACCTATTGTTGCGTGAGTATGACAATATCAACGTAATTGATTCGCCACAAAGCATACACTTAGATTATGAAAATGAATTTGCTGATGTGTGTATGATACCATGGATTTGTGCCGAAAACTATCAACAATGTTTGGATGAAATTAAAAACACTCCTGCTGATATATGCATGGGTCATTTTGAAATTGCTGGTTTTGCTATGCATCGTGGTATGCCATCTGAAGAAGGACTAGACCGTGGAATTTTCAAACGATTTGATTACACTTTCTCTGGTCATTATCATCATAAATCTAATGCTGATGGGATATACTATTTGGGAAATCCTTACGAACTCACTTGGCAAGACTTCAATGATCCTCGGGGGTTCCATCTTTTTGATTTGGATAAACGTGAACTTACTTTT